ATGACTATAGCAAAACTAAAACTTAGAGCTTTATTAGAAAGTTAAGGTAAAATCTAAACCATGAGTAGTTTTCAATTAGATCAAGCGACTGGGGATTTGCTTATTGTGAACAATTCCCTTTCTCTGGTCACGGGGTTGGAAGCGATAAGGCAGCATATGCAATGCCGGTTTAGGCTTTTCCTTGGAGAATGGTTTTTGGATGAGTCCTTGGGAGTCCCTTACTATCAAGATATTTTAGTAAAAAAGCCAAGTTTCAACGTAGTCCAAGAGGTTTTAAAAAATACCGCTCTTGAAACTGTTGGGGTCATAGAACTTACGCAATTTAATTTTGAATACGATGCGAATGCCAGGGAAGCAAATTTGGATTTTAGATGCCTTACTGAAGAGGGTTTTATCGACTTTTCTCAAATTGTTGAAATCTGATAATCGAAAAAGAGAGGTAAGCAATGGCTTACGGAGTAACCCCAACCGGGTTTGTAATTAAAAGATTAGATATTATTAAAGCGGAAATAGAGCAGGCCATTCGCGACGCCCTTGGCAATGGGATCAATCTTTTGCCGACCGAATTTTTAGGGCAACTTGTCGGAATTCAAGCAGAGCGAGAGGCGAAAATTTGGGAGCTCGCCGAAGGGGTTTACTATTCTCAATACCCATCGACCGCAGACGGAATAAACCTAGATAACGTTGTTTCGATTACCGGAATCAAACGCTTGGAAGCTACGCGCGGAACCGGGACAGGCATTGCTTACGGCACCGAAACGACAGTCATTCCAGCCGGGTCTATTGTCTCCGTGAACGGGAATGCCGATGCGCGCTTTGTCACTTTAGCCGAGGCTATAATAGGCCCAGGCACTAACGAACAGCAATTAGTCGCTTTTTCTGCCGTGCCAGACGCCGGCAATTGGACCCTAAGCTTTGATGGGGAGCAAACTGGGCTCTTGCTATTCAGTTCTAACGCCGCGGCTGTTGCGGCGGCCCTGAATGGCTTGTCGAACCTTTCTGGGGTTACTGTCTCCGGGAACTACACTAGCGGATTCACGGTTACTTTTGCCGGGGCCGATGGCGAGCAAGATCAGTTGATGCTGCAAGTCGCATCGAACACTTTGACCAATACTGCTGTTGCGGTGAATATCGTCGTTACGGAAACCGTCAAAGGCGTTCTTCCCAACATATCTGTGGCTCTAGAAGCGGAAGACGCCGGCGCTATCCCCGCTTATGCAAATACTTTAACAGTCATTGAAACCCCAATTGCGGGTTGGGATCTTTTTAACAATCCTGCCGATATAACTATGGGGAAGAACATCGAAAGCGACCCCGAATTAAGAATTAGGCGACTTCGCACGCTATCCACTTACGGTTGGGCGACCGTGGAAGCTATTAGATCGAGGGTGTTGTCGATTGATGAAGTCGAAGACGCGCGCGTTTATGAGAACGTCGAGGCTTTTGTTGTCTCCGGCAGGCCAGCTAAATCGGTCCAAGTGATAGTTCTGGGAGGAGACAATCAGGAAATCGCCGATACTATCTTTGCTGTTAAAGCGGCGGGGATTGAAACCTTTGGTGTAATTACTGAAATCGTGGTCGATTCTCAAGGTACCTCCCATAGCATCGAGTTTTCTAGGCCAACCGCTGTCCCCATTTATGTCATCATCAACGTCGTTGCAAATTCTGACTTCCCGATAGGTGGCGACGTGACAATGAGGCAATTATTGGCCGATTACGGGACGGCTTCATTTAGCATTGGCGATGACGTCCTGCATCATAAGCTTTTCTGTCCGCTTGATAATATTCTCGGCGTGGTTGAAATGGAAATTTTAATAGGGATAGCGCCGGGACCTACTTTGGAAAATAATATTGTAATCGGAGACGTAGAAATTTCCGATTGGGATACGGCAAACATTACTGTGAATGTGACACCATAATGACAGTTACCTATAACCCTAATCACTCAGCTGAAGCCGTCGCTAGACTGACTTCCCAATTCAAAGACAAGCCCCTACTCGTTGGGCTTTTGAGGGGATTCATTACCGACGTCCAACCGGAAGAAAATGCGATTTTTGGCATGATTGCCGGTCGTGAATTAGCGACCGCCGTTGGAATGCAGCTCGACCTTTTTGGGACGATAGTCAACGAGGATAGGCGAGGCAGAAATGATGATGAGTATCGCCTGGCTTTGTATGCTCGAATTTCCATCAATATTTCCAACGCAACCGCCGAAGCAGTTCTGAGAATTTTCAATTTAATTACAGGTTCACCGATAACTAGGATGGAAGAATTGTTTCCAGCCGAGGTTGGTTTCTTCGCGACGGTAGACATCAGCACACTAGACGTGATAAAAATACTGCAGATCATGCAAGACGTAGTTGCGGGTGGGGTTAAAGTTTACGGCATAGGTCAATATGACGGTTTAAATGGTGGCTTTGCTTTTGCCGGAATAGATCCAACAGGCCGAGGCTTTGGTGATTTTGACGACCCGTCTGTCGGTGGAACCTTCGCAACGTTGCTAGCAGTGCCTTAAGGAGTTTTTAAGTGGCAAAACCAGATGAACCGGAATGGGCCTCTGCCGTTGAAGCAGACCCCACAAGATTTTTAAATCCTGGAGCGACTCCAAGAGCCCAAGGCTGGAGCGCAGATCAACGCCCGCCTAACCAATGGTTTAATTGGCTTTTGAATAGAGCCTGGCGTTGTATTGTTTACCTCTTTAATAAGACAGATACAATCTACCCAACTTTGTTGCGCAGCGCCGCCACCCTGGCATGGAATGGTTCAACGATAGTTTTCACGCAACCTATTCAGCTTTCCTTCAGGCACCAAACTACCGAACAGATAAACCAGATTTTGGCCGCGGCAAGCCCCTTAACTCTCGCTGATGGCGAAGTTTTAGTAGTTCGAAAAGATAGATATACCGCAAGCCCGGTGACTCTGGTGGCCGGGACTTATGGGGCCTTAGTCGATGGCGAATATGCCATTGTCGCGGAGGCGAGTTTAACCGATGTTGACCAGGAAAATGAGAGTATCATTTTCAGGCGCAGAGGGACAAATTTAGAAATCCCTATTCATGGCCTTATTTATTCTAGCGGTGACATTATAACCCTGGGACAATCTAGCGTTAATGCAGCCGGGTATATTCCGCCTATCGGTACAATTCAGGCATTTTATGATTTTAATGCCGCCCTCACTTTTGACACAGCTTTTTTTGCTTATTGCGATGGTTCTTCGCGTGTCGTTGGATCGCTAGGGTCTCAAACGCTCCCAGATTTATCGGGAAGATATCTGGTTGGGTTCGGAACTGATGGCGGTGGAGACATTGACACAGCCGTATGGGGAACCGCGGCGGTCGGTAATGCCGGGAGCACAATCAATATTGCTCACTCGCACACGGAATCTACCCATACTCACGGAGCGGGCTCTTATTCAGCTACGGCACACACGCATCCTGCCCCGGCGATAACTGGCCTTGTGAATCAATCAGCCCCTGGTGTTGGATACGAATTGCAAATTGGTGGTGGGCAAAACATGAACCTAAATCCGTCTTCTCCGTTACAAGGAGACCATGCCCATGATGGCTTTGGAAACACAGGATCAGGCGGGGGTGGAGCTATTTCCGGGACAAGCGGTTCTGGTGGTGGCGGGACAACAAATACGCAATTATCGTCGACACAAGACATCCGTCCAAGGTCTATTCGTGTCCGATACATAATGAGGGTCGCATAAATGAATCCTAATCTTCTTCCTTTTATTCCTAAAGAGCATCCCGACTTGCCGGATCATTACGGGATTAAAATTCATTATATCACCGGAAAGTCGGAAGACTTCGAGGGGATTCATTTTATAGTGAAAGACACAAGCACGATTGAGATTATAACCAGCGATGACCTATTTAGAATTATCCCATTTTCCTCTATTTTAAAAATAGAATTAGACAAAAGATTTTCTAAATCTGTTGAAATAAACCGACAGATCACAGCTGAAAAGAATAGAAAAAACAAAGAAGAGCAGGAGTTACCTAAATGAAAACATTAGATGGTGGAATTCTTACAAGACAAGTCTCTGTGAATGAAGATGTCGACATCGATCAAGTGTTGATCCAACTGGAATGCGTCAAAATCGATTTGGAAAAATTCAGTAAAAAGAAAGAAAATCTGGAGTCAATAATCGAGGAAGCTCGCAAGCTTGGGTATAGAAATCCGAAGGAACGGGAAGCCGACCTTGACGCAGAAGTCAAAGTGGCAGAATATCGTGAAGATTCTTCTGAAGAATCTCAAAAGGGAAATTAAAATGAGAAAAACAATCAAAGTTTGCCTTCTGACAATAATTGGCGTCCTTCTGGCTCCATTAGCCTTCGCTCAATTCAGAGCGCCAGTAAATGGTAGAATTACTTTAGGAACCAGCGCAGTCGCGTTCCCTGCACTTCAAGTTTATAACTGCACTTTTCAAGCTCCGTCCACAAACGTTGGGCCAATTTATTTGGGCGGAAGCACTGTCACTAATGCAGGCGGCGCTAATCGTGGGGCTGCTTTAGTCGCAGGGGCCGCATTAAACAATATTTCCCTTAAAAACCTAAATTGGATGTACGGGGCCGCTGATAACGCAAATGACCTCGTTGTTTATTTATGCAATTAAAAAAATTGATAAAAAAAATAGCGTTAGTTGCCTTAATTGCTTTGGCACCGTTGCAATTTGGTCACACCGATTCGGGTCAGATCATTGGGCCAGGCGGAAGTGGCGGCGGTGGTGGAGGGTCAACCTACACTAACACGACACCTACGCCAGTTACTCTCGGCGGGATACTCGCGGGCACGACGTTTACCGCCCAGACCATGCAGCAGATGTTTGACATGCTGCTTTATCCCTACATTGCGCCGACCGTAACTTTAGGTAGCACGCCTGGCTCTGGGGTTTATGAGTTTGGAAATCCTCAAGCGCCGATCACTCTTTCTGCGACAACCGTTCGAAATACGAATCCGATTACTTCGGTTATTTTTCAAAGAAGCAATAACGGCGGAGCATACTCCACAATCAATACCGTGGCGTCGCCAATTGGCGCTGGTGGGGTCGAAAACTATATAGACGTTACAGGGGTCGGTGGATTTGCATCTACCGCTTACCGATCAACCGTTGGCGACGGTACCTCGACAAGCAATTCTAACGTCCGAAACTACACTTATGTTTATCCGTTTTACCATGGCGTTGGGTCGCCTGGCTTAAGCGGGGCGGCGATTGCTGGTTTAACAAAGTCCGTTGTTATTCAAAGTAATTACACGAGGGCTTTCTCGCCTAGCTCCCAAGTTTATTATTATGCTTATCCATCGGCTTATCCCGCACTAACATCGATCATAGACCAAAACGGGTTCAACATTACCGCGGACTGGACTGTGGTAAGTCCTATTGTGATTACAGGACTAGATGGAACTCCGCAAGATTATCGAGTTTACGAATTTAATAACCTGACGTCTCTTGGGCAAAATATTACGTTCAATTTCTAAGGTAAAATATGTCAATTAACGTTTCTTCAAATTTTCTCCTTTCGGCTCAATTGGCCTTAGATGCCAGAACTTATGCGG